AAACAAACTTAAACATTTATATAATTAACATATGGAAATTATAAAAGTTTCGCAAGCTTATATAGACGCGGTCCTAAGTAAAGATGGACAACGTAACGCTTCCGCAGGCTTTTTGCAATTGCGCGAAGGAAAGCTCCCGACACCGAGAACTCCTCTATTCAAAGACCTAAGTGAGAAGCAAATCTTCGAGGAGTGGGATAAGACTCTAGCCCAGTATGCTTTAGATGATTTAAATGTACCTTTAATTGAGTATGATCGTTCTCGGATGTCAAAGGTTGGCCCTCAGGGTGGTTATCCTCCACTTGACGATCGCATGGACAAGTTAAAAGAGTACTACACGTCCCCAAATAATGACATAAAACTTGATATTATCGATATGGAACTCATATCTGATATTAGGAAGCAGCTGTTCGGCGATATTAAGAACAGACGTCCTTTAACTCCGGAAACAGTAGTCGATCGAGATAAAACCGACGATAAACTGCAAACGAACTCTGGTTGCCCGGACTATGGTAAACGTAGTGATCCGCTAGTCATTGCGAATGCGATCAGAGACGCCCATTCAAGAATGTGGAAACGATATCCGATGATCTTAGGCTCACGCGCTCAACGTGGATCGGACCGTTTTATCTTTATGGCACCATTTTCTTTGAATATCGTAGAGAAGCAATATTTATACGTGCTGATGGATTTAATTCGTGCTAAGAAACTTCCATTTTTCTCAGCATGGGAGGGTTTCACCGATGTTGAACTAGGTTTCAAGCGTATTGAGATGTTCTCAAAGTATAAGTATTTAATTCAACAAGATTATAAGGCTATGGATAAACATATTAACGATATCTCCCTCGCTATTGTTAGTCTGATCTGTGCCCCTATCTTTCAAGAAAAGTTCTCGGAATCTTTTCAAGATCTACTAAGCCACACACAAAACGTCCATGTCATGATTGGATTAGACAAGATTATCGAAGGTAAACACGGTATGCCGAGTGGCTCTGGCCTTACCAACTTCGTTGAGAGCATATTTAGTTATTACATCATGCGATTGTATAACAAAACCAATACCATTGGAAAAGTGGATGGTTCAGGTCTTGGTGATGACCTAACCTTTGGAGCTTCATCTGAGCCCAACATGACACCCGACAGCATAGCACAGTACATAAGTCAACAATGCTCAGCCTACGGATTTGTACTAGAAGAATCTAAACAGCGAATTGACGAGTGGACGACAGTATACCTTCAACGCTTCTTTGACAAAAGACTTCCTAATAAAGGCATTGTTTTAGGTATGTATCCCAGTATTCTCGCTTTAAATACTGCGATTAATCCCGAGAGGTTCCATGATCCTCGGAAATGGAGTAAAGAGATGGAAATACTCCGATGGATAATGATCTTAGAGAACTGCATTAATCTTCCGTACTTTAGAGATCTTGTCTTATTCTTTATAAAGGGAGACAAATACAAGCTTGGACTTGTAATCCCAGGGTTCTTCGATACGTTACCTTCTACCTTCGAAGACAGTAAGGCCATTAAAGGGTTCGTTCCGTCTTATAACCAAGAAAAGATGGATAAAGGTATTAACGAATTTGCAACCGTTAAATTCCTTAAGCAATTAGCACGAACTACTTTTGCGAGCTAGTTTGGCC